CTGCTAATTCCCTCGATATGACCGCATTGTATTTCTCTGCTTTTTCGATTGCCTCTTGAAATGCTTCGCTCCCGTCGTTCAGTAGCGGAATGAGATTTGTGGCGGATCGACCGAATATCTTTTGAGCAAGTGCGGCCTTGTCTGCACCGTCTTCAATCTTCGCAAGTTCATCCGATACATTATAGAGTACATCCTTCAGTGGGCGCAGTTTCCCGGAGGAATCAGTAATTTCCACTCCGAGCATCTTAAAGGCTTTTGCGGCTTGAGATGTAGGCCCCTGTGCTGCTTCGTACATGAATCGGGACAGAGAGCGAAGGCCGGTTCCAAGATCCTCGAAGCTCGTCCCGGTTTTATCCGCAGCATACTTGAGAGAAGAAAGCAATTCAGTTGATAGTCCGAAACGCTTGGAAGCATCCCGCATGAAATCTCCAAAATCGGCAACCTCTTTTACTATCCCTCCGAATGCCTTTGCTGTTTTGACCGCCGCAACGCCGATAGCCGTTATTCCGGCAATCGCCGCTCCGCCGATTGCAGTTCCTCTGAGCGTATTGAATGCCGATTTCATCTGATTCAAGGAAGAATGAATCGTCGATTCGGCCCGCTTGAGATCCTTGCTCAGCGTTGCGACATTTGCTCTCAGATCAAAAACGAGTTCCCCGGCGCTCTTCTTTGCCATGGCTACCGATAATCCTCCTTCTGTCGTTTTTTCTTATCGGCAACGGATTGAAGCACGTCGAAGATTGCAGAGGTCTTTCGCGCCACTCGCTTCTGCTGTTTGATCTCGGCCTCTTCCTCTGTGAAGACAGGAATAAAATCATCAACGGTAAATGGGGATGGGTTGCTTTTTGAATCGCGGAACATGTTTGCGATCAGGCATTGAATCGAAGCAAGTCCGATTTCAATGCGTGTAACCGGGAAGGGTTGAAGGATTTCAAATGCAGCCCACGCCGTCAATTCAGTAGCCGACATCTGTTCCACCTCTGCTATTGTCTTTCCGAGGGCGACGGCAAGGCGATGCTCGAACATGCGCCAGCCGTCTCGTTTCAGTTTTTTACGGCATCCTCTTCCGCCTTCCGCCCGATCCCGTTGATTTCCATCGCTCGCATAAAGAGACGGTCAAGGACAGCACCGCTTTTATTCGCCAGGGCCGGAGCGTCCGTATCATCAAAGATCAGGCGTCCGTCCTCATCTCTAAGAACGCCGCAAAGAATCCGCGCCATGACCTCCGCGCTCGGCTGTGCGTCCTCTTCCTGCCTGAATTGCTGCATGGCCTTTGTCCGCTCTACGCCGGACCATTCTCGGACATAGACCGTAACGCCCCATTCCGGCACATCGATTTCCACTGTCTTGATGTCATTGGCTGAGAGAATCTGCGTTTTCGTCAATGCGTCCATTTCGGTTACCTCAATCAGGTTACATTCCAATCAATCCCACTGGTTGAGATGGATAGCGTAAAACTTATTGATCTCGGCGTAGCGGCTTCGATATTTACTCGATAGGCTGACACGCGGGCAGTGAATGTCCACGCGGACACGGCTGGATCCGGGTGATTCAGTTGGAAATTCCTTTGGGTCTGATTGTCAAAATCGTCTTTCAGTCCCTGTTGCGCTGTGCTGCCCGGTAGGAAATTCAATGTAACCGACATTTCGGAAGGAGCTGCATTTCCGAGGATTGTGTCATCTTTTCCTTCCGGTGATTCCATGTGCGTAACTGTATGGGTTGGCCGGGATTCTCCGATATCACTTATTCCGGTAACTTCTCCCAACGATGTAAACACTTCCGGTGTCGCGCCATTGCCGCGCTTGAGTATCGTATTCCAGCCGATTCGTGCAGATGTAGTCATCGGTTTATTCCTTCCTTATTTGTACTTGAGAACGGCAAAGTCGAGAGTAGTTGTTGCGCAGGATACACTTGCCACAACGCCGGACACGCGCCATCCTTCAATGCCTGAGAAATTGAATGCTGCGTATTCGCCCATTCCGAGCGTATAATCCACATCACCATAGCGCCCCATGTTGTCGGCTACGGATTGAATTGTGAATGTGACATCCGACAGTAATGTAGATGCCGTTGCGCTGCGAACCAGCAAAATCTCTCCGCCTGTGATACTGAATGTAACACCGGACGTCATTCCAGACGTTCCCGAAGGTGTCCAGGTGATATCAAGATCTCCGGGGGAAACGATTCCTGGATATGCTCCGAGAGGAGTCTGTACGGGGACCTCTGTCGAGTAGGCGAACAGCGCTACCGCGCAGATAATCGAGAGAGCAAAAATTACAGTTCCGAGTTTTTTGTGCATGTCGTTCTCCTACACCGTGACCGGATCGGGTTCTGATGCCCAGACTTCCAGGTCAAAAATAGTTGAGAATGTTTTTGTTTCTTCATTCGATTCGTCCGATTCCGATAGGATGCGGATCAGTTGAAACTCCGTAATATCGTCAATATTACTTGATGCAGAACTAATATAGTCCAGGTTGTCTCGGACTTTCTGCGCAATCTCCTGCGCCTCGCGATATGACTTGCCAATTACCTCTAGGCTGATCGTCGCATTTACCAATCCGCCCGGCCCGTCCATTGTCATCGCCTCTTCGCGGGATATGGCATCTTTTGAAAAGACGATGCATGGCATATCCTTCCCCCGATCTCTGTTACCGGCTGGATAGATTCGCCCGCTCACGGCTGTTGAAATAGCCGATATCCCGTTCAATAGAGCCGCAAAATCCATTATCAGGTCTGCCGCCATCACGCCGCCCTCACTTTCGCCAGTCGCTTATTCTGCTTGTCGAGATACTTGCGGATTGATCCGGCAAGAACGTTCGCAGCATCTTGCGCTTTTGCTCGAGCTGCTGGGAACAGATACGGTTGCGCAGGTCCCGATCCGGTGTAGCGCGGCTTCTGAAGTGGAACGCGGCTCCGTTTCTTCTTGTACTTTTGCCATCGTTCATTCGTTCCGAACTCTACAAGGTGGGCATGATAGGCCCTTGCCTGGACGTAGGCCGATATTTGCGTTGGGTCTTTCTTCCCACGTTCACCTGACCAGACGATTCCCTTGCGCAGATTGCCGGTTTTCTTTGGAGCCTTCTTTCTGGCTTCCTGACCGATTACCTTTGCCGCTTGACGCATGGCAGATCGGAGAGCCTTTTCTGATAGATCTTGCGGAAGAGTTCTCAAGATGGTCTCTACCTCGCGCAATGAGGAAACATTGACGCTCATCACCAGTTCATCCTGTCCTTTGATTCTGCTCGTCATTGCGCATAGCCCTCAATGTATTCGGCGGTGATTTCAATCATGTAGCGCCTGCCGATTTCCTCAACAGTCTTGACATGATAATCCCTGCCGTCAAAAGTAATCTTCATTGTCTTGTCGATGTCCGTCCTATACCACGTCCGAAATACCCCGGTTGTTCTCTCGTTTTCTTGCCCATCAATCTCTACCTCTGTTCCGCCGCTGATTTCAACGCTCGCCCAGGCTTGCCCCACCTCTGTCCATTCGATCAACTGCTCGTCATTGTATGGCCCTTTCCGTTCACTGGGCCGATAGATCGTAATGCGCCTGTCCAGATCACCGGCTGGCATATCACACCGCCCATTTGCGAGGATCGCAGTAGTTTGCCATGAGAGCGTCGAGCACATCGGAATCAGCGCCAGGAATGGTTCGCAAATTGAACGCTTCCCGATTTTCATACCAGTCGCCAATCAACAATAGAATCGCGTGCTTGATGCAATTCGGCACTGTAGCGACAGTTGCGTATCCTGTAACGTACCGAACGCGAACCACATTGAATGTATCTGGGTATGTGTCGGGATATTCATAGCCGTATGCTGGCTTGATCCTTGCAAATGTTCCGTCTATGTCATACTGCCATTCGGTTGCGGGCCATGTTTGTTCAACATTGTCCTCGTCTATGTATTTGATTGATGAAATTGCAGTAACAATTGGAAACTGTAACGATATTTCATCCATGCCGGACGGAAAGGCGTCAAGAACTTCCTCCCGCGTTTGCGTGAGGAACGCCCATCCGTAACGGTTCTGCAAAAGATCCTCCGCTGTGTCGATCATACGCTCAAGCAGTGTGTCATCATCCGAGGTGTCAATGCGCAGTTGCGCCTTTACATCTGTGAGCGTGACACAGTTACCGGACGGAGCGGTTATGAGTTTATTTATTGCCACCTACCGGCCCCTCTTTCGTTGTGGAATGGCTTCGGTTGTTTCGCCTGTGCTTTCCTTCTCGGTTGTTTCGAGAACAGGCTGGGACGGTGGAGACGGAATTACCTCCGCGTATCCGCCGCGCACAAGCGCTGATGCAATGATATCAGGCAGATCGTCCACATCGCCAACGTGCCGGATGCCTGTGGGGGATGCGGATATCGTCAGGTACTTGATTTTCATTTCGTATCCTCCTTAGAATCCTCGGCTCAATCGTTGGCGCTGAACCGTCCAGTACATATCACCCGCACCGCCGTCTGTTGCCACGCCCATCACAGGATTGAAATTGATTCCGGCAGTGACAGAGAGCGTCCCGGATGCGACTTCCGCACCATTGATATAGAAGGTTGGAAGCTGATCATCGTCGATATCAATGGCGAAATGGTATTGGGAATTCTTGGCAACCGTTACGCCGGTATCATAGACATAATCCGTTCCGTTCCGGTTATATATAGCCTGCCAGTGATTCGGACAGACTGTCTGATCGTTCTCATATCGGAACCACAATCCATCCGCATCAGTCGTGACAACTTCCGTATTCGTCGTTTTTAGACCGGCCCAATAGATCCCCTTGAAATCGGATCCTTGCGTAATCACCAGACCATCCCATCGCAATCCTTTATCTGACGTCCATTGCGTATTTGCGAGCATACTGAGCGAGTCTGTCTGGTATGGCCACAGGATCTCTTCGTCACCGTTTGCGCCGTCCGTCTGGAATCGTAATCCGCCCTGCGTCGTCGCGTAACTCACATCATCGGCGCTGGCATTCGTTCCTTGTAGAACCAAATCCGTGTCGTGCGTACCCGCTGAAACGGAACCGGCAATAGTCACAAGTCCATTCCTGCCCGGAACCCAGTCCCATTCAATCCTGTTCGGGATCCCCCGATAGTCTGCAAATCCGCCATGCACGGGTCCCAGCTGCAGGGTATTGGATGCGTTCGTATTCACCCCGGCAGTAGCGTCGGAATTGTTACCGAAAACGAGTGTTGCATCATCATCCAATCTGAAAGTGGAGCCGGAATCAAAGTTGACGGTTGAGCCGCTTTCGGCAACAAACGTCCCTCCCGTTTCAATTTCCAGAGTCCCGCCCGACTTCACATAGAGGTAGTTTTCCAGCCGGACGATTGCCGTTGAGAAGCCGTCCACTCCGAAAATTGAAACAGACAGAAGAGAAATCGCCGCAATCATAATCACGGATGCAATGAGAATCCTTTTCATTTTCCTGACCTCAAGTGAAGTGGTTTCCGAATCCGGGACCGTCATTACAACGGCCCCGGATCTTCGGTCTTTCGGTTATTGATTACGCCGTGCCTGCAACCGGAGAAGCGTGGCATTCGATATTCACGGTGCCAGCCTCTTCATTGTCGCATGGCAAAATTCGCGGATCGTATTGGAGAGCGTAGAGCTCGCCAGCATACGAGGAAGAGCCGCGGGTGATATAGGCCCGGATGTACCGCTTGATCGGCTTGTATACATCGACACCGATCACTTCTTTCGTCCCTGTGCAGATGACCTTTGTTCCCTCCAGATCGGCAGCATCGGTCATGGTTAATACATCGCCTTCTTGAACCTTGATGTAATTGCCGGAATTGGCAACCGCGCAGGTGAAGAAGAAGACTACGCCGTTATAGTTCG